ACTTCGGTGCCAAGCATTGCTAAATTTTGTGGAACTGGAGATTGATTGCCTTCTTCGTCTAACATTCTGTGTACCACAACACCAGTTTTTGATTGTGCAATACGTTTGCCTATGTCACTTTCTGTATCAACTTCGTAGGTAACAATATTAGGTGTAAAGATATATTTGCCGTTTCTTATTTCAGGTGTATTATAATATAACAAATCACCCATTAAGTAACCTCTAAAGTCTTTAGGTGTTGCTTTTTCATACTCGTCAAAGATATCTTTCATGTTGTTAGCAAATTCTATGCGGTCTGGTTTATCTTTGTTGGCTCCGCCACCTCTGTTGAGTAAATGTCCTGCAAGGTCTTTTCCACTTTTTGCTCGTTCAACTCCACCCTTTTTAACAAAACCGGATTTGTCTGTAAGTATAAACTCTCCATTTTCATTGCGGCCAAAAACGATAGCGGGAGATCCGTCCCATTTGATAGTGACATCTTCGTGTCCTCCTTGCTCAAGTCTTTTTAATGATTCTATGGCACGTATAGCTCCTTGAGAACCTTCATCAAATATAATATCTTCAGCATGATCAATACGAGCACCTTCTGTGATCATTGTTTTATTAATTTTTTTAAATTCGTAGAATCGCATTAACAGATCATCCTAGCACTATTAAGTGATAAACCACTTAACTCTTTAATTCTATTCAACTGTTTATCTTCTAGGGTATCGATAGTTTCAGGAAGTTTCTTACCTTCTTTTTCTAATGCAACTTCAAACTGTGCAATAAGTTCATCATAGTTAGGATCGTTTCTTAGTTTAGCGATCATACTCTCAACTGTATGAGTGTCTTCTTCTGTTGCACCTGGACCTAATAATATTTCTGCTATCTTATTCCAATCGTCTGCTATAACTGCATCACCTTTGTTAGGATCGAGTAGTCCAAACTTAGGACTCATTTTATATCCGCGTCCTCTTGCAATACTTGCAAGTAACATTGCCCGTAATGCTCCGCCGTATTGTTCTGTGCCGCCACGCTTGGCTCCACGCTGAAAGTCTGGATTATTTGTAAACATAAAGTCTGTTTGTACAAATCCTTTTTTGTCTGTACCGTCAATAGGAGTGCGGAAGTGAACTTGGTCGCCGGCATTGTGTATCCAGCCATCTTGCTTTTTTCTACCTACATTCATAATTTGGTCTTCTGGTACACCTTGGCTTTTTAACCAAGCACTTAGTTTTGCAATCAATTCTTCTTTGCTTATTTTGTTTGCATCTGTGTTTAGATCTAAATCACCTGAACTATTCTTTTCAAAAGCTCCGTCAGGATCATTCTTCTTGCCTGTTGTACCTAACCAATCTTCTTCATCAAAAGTTAATCCTGTAATTTTTTCAATAAACTGAATTGTAGGATGTACATCTTGGGTTGCGATGCGTTGTGTGATCATCTCTTTTTCAGGTTCAGTTTTAAATACATTACCACCTTCATTAAGAATCATTTTTTTTCCTACTTTCAATTACTTTTTGCACACCACGTTTAAATTTACGTGGATCACCACTTTTAATACTGTTTAGAAAACGTCTTTCTAGCTCATTTGCTGTCTCAGAATCATAGTTTTTGTGCATATTATTAATTAAATTGATAGAACTATTAATAATATTGTTGGCTGTTGTCTCAATTAATCGATCCTGATCCTTATTAAGGCCCAGATTGTTAAGTTCATCTAATATACTACGAGTTTGTTTTTTCATGACACTTTCCTATACAATGTATTTACCGTTAATAAAATAAATATTAGTACATAACGGAGGGCAACAATGGGCATAAAAAAATTAACATTTAAGGAAAAGTCCTTACTTTTTGCACAACTAGCTAGTATTGCTTATAGTAACACCAAAGATGCTAAAAGTCAAGCAAAACGGTTAGGCTTTACAACAACAGAATTTTATGAAAAAGACGGAGCGCAGGCATATCGCTTTATGAACAAAACAGATCTGGTAATTGCATGTCGCGGAACTGAACCGACAGAGTTTAATGACATTAGTGCAGATTTAAAAGCATTACCTGTTATGGCAGAAACTGTTAGCAGAGTACACCGAGGATTCAAAGCAGAAGTAGACGAACTATGGCCTGCTATTACAGAAGATATTAATCGCAAAGCAAACTTAGGCAAGACACTTTGGTTCTGTGGGCACTCACTAGGAGCGGCAATGGCAACCATTATGGCAAGCCGTTGTATGCATGATGTAGAACTAAACGATCCAGTTGAGCTTTATACATACGGTTCACCTCGTGTTGGCTGGAGAGGATATGTTAAGAGTTTAGGTGTAACACATCACCGTTGGAAGAACAACAATGACATTGTTACCACTGTTCCTCTTTGGGCGATGGGCTATGTTCATCACGGTACTGAACACTATCTAAATGCCTATGGCAAGTATAGGAAGCCTACAGGATGGCAACTGTTCAAAGACAAGTGGCGTGGAATTTGGATGGGCTTAAAGCAAGGTAAGATAGACAGCTTTGGTGATCATTCAATGTCTGAATACATCAAACATATTAAACAAATAGACTAGATACACTTTCTTCATTTGTAACTCTACGCATTGCTTCGCCAAACAATTGGCTCACGCTTACTTGGCGTGTCTTTTTACAATTCTTAGGACAACGATCAGATATACTATCTGTTACAACTAATTCATCAAGTACTGACTTCTCAACCTTTTGACATGCTTCGTTGCTTAATACTCCATGAGTAATATAAGCTCTAACACTTAATGCACCTTGATCCATAATTGCTTGGGCGGCATTACATAGTGTACCACCTGAGTCTACAATATCATCGACTAGGATAGCATGTTTGCCTTTGACATCACCAATCAAATTCATAACTTCACTTTTGCCTGCTTCAGGACGCATCTTGTCTACTATAGCAATGTCGCCTCCGAACATGTCAGCAAACTTCCTAGCACGAACAACTCCGCCTGCATCTGGAGAAACAAAAACAGTCTTTGCTTGTTCTACTTCTGGATCATCTATTATACCGATTGAACGTTTAATGTCTTTTGCAAAAACTACACGGCTTGTTAAATCATCCACTGGAATATCAAAGAAGCCCTGTATCTGTCCTGCATGTAAATCCATTGTAAGTATTCTGTCTGCACCTGCTGTAACTAACAAGTTGGCAACTAACTTTGCTGTAATCGGAGTACGACTTGCACTCTTACGATCTTGTCTTGCATAACCAAAGTAAGGTACCACAGCCGTTATCCTACTTGCACTTGAACGTCTGGCGGCATCAATCATTATAAGCAATTCCATTAAACTATCATTTACAGGAGTGCATGTGCTTTGTACAATAAACACATCTTCACCACGTATGTTTTCTTTAAACTCTACACTTGACTCGCCGTCAGCAAACGTTGTTACATCCGCTGGGACTAGAGTTGCGAAGCAATGCTCGGCAATCTCATGTGCTAATTTAGGATTAGCATTTCCTGTAATGATCTTCATCTTCAAGTTGACTCCTTCCTGATACGTTGGTTGTATTCAATTGCGTGTTCTAATATTGATAAGTTAGCCTTGTTCTTATCTGCTGTAACTGTAAATGCCTTCGTGTCTTTAGGAAAGCAATGTCCTCCAAAGCCTCGTTCATCTGTTATAGTAGTGTGACTATCTCCTATCCTGTCGTCTATTGTAGTATACTGTCTTACCTTGTCGTAGTCAACATCTAATGTCTTACAAAGATCATTTATTTGATTAAAGTAGGCAACCTTGAGTGCTAGGAAACTGTTGCGAGCATATTTGGTCAGAATAAGTTCTTTTGGTTTAGCAACGCTGATATTAATTTTACCCATTGCTGTAATGAATATGTCTGCCCAGAAACTTGTATTGCCACCACCTAGTAGTATTGTATTGTTGTTCTTAAAGTCGTCCAGTGCCGAAGCAGCTCTAAGGAACTCCGGAGAGAATGTTAGGCTTGTATGCGGGAACATGTGTTCTAACATATCCCAGCCTTCAACTGATATAGTGCTTTTAATTAGGATTGGTACGTTGGGATTGTCATCAACAACTGCTAACACATTGTCCATATGACATTCGCCATGTGATCCTTGGGGTGTGCTTACGCAAACTATAATTGCATCTGCGTGACGCAAGTCTCCGTAGTGTCCTAGTGCCGGATCATATATAATTAAGTCGTGATAGTCTTTGAGTACGCCTTCGTGTGCTTGCCCTACAAACCCGTAACCGGCTATTCCTATTTTCATTTTTTTCCTAGTGTTTTTAACAATATGTGTTGTTCACGTTTCTTTACATATTCATCTTCGTCTGCATAGGTAGAACATTTAGCAAGTTCATCCTCCACAAACCATAGTATCTCGTATAAGTCTTGTTTACAACCCCATGTTACAAATCCATCCATCCTAGCATCGTTTGCGGCATAGGTAATTTTTCTTATGTCGTTGCAGATGTCTGACTTATTCCAATCTCGTATCATACAAGTATATATTAAGGCAGAGCCGTTGCACTCTGCCTTAATGATTACAGTCCGTTTGGTACTATAACATAGTGTATCATTAACACTACTCCTACTGATGCACCTAAGCCAATCATCATCTTGAAGAAGTCTTTGGTCACCAATGGAAACACTGTCTTAAACTTTTCCTTGCCTGTCATAGTTGCCATAGCAAGTTCACGTCCACACAGTAAACCTACGAACACCCATGTTGTTGACATAGGTATATCGTTTAGTTCTTTAAAGAAGAATAAGATCAACCAGTACACACCATCAATGATAGTTGCTGAACGCACATATCTTGTGTTGTGTTTTTCTAGTACAATCTTTTGGATCTTACCACCACCCTCTCTAAACATAAATGCAAGTCCTACAACAAACACAAGACTCACTAGGATCATTAGGTCCCATGGAACTTGTCTTGGAAGGAACACAGCAATGTTAGCCATGTCATGACTGAGCCAAGTAAACCACAGGAAGCCTGTTGTTACCCATTGTGCTATTCGCCATGCTTTCTTATGTTCTTCTTTGACAGGCTTTGCTTCGTCTAGTAGTTTAGTAACTCCTATCCAAATAATGTATGCCGCGACTGCCGCGACAGCATAGCCCATCATGCTTTTCATAAGCATCTTCTCTAGTACAAAGGTACTTGCGAAGGCACTTAATACTAAAAAAGAAGTACTAACTGGTACTCCTATTCGTGTAAGTATTAATAATAGTCCTGGTGCCATTGCGTGATACCATTGTATCTCTTGGAACGGTATTTTGTTTAGTCGTCCATAACTAATATCTCCACCGTTGGTATACCAACCATACCAAAGTGTATACAGTAGAACGGCACTAGCCGCTCCCCACATCACTTTCCAATTAAATTTATCGTTGTTACTTGCGATCCATGTACCTAAAGTCTGTACGGAATCATTTGCGATAACTGCGTAACCTGCGAACAGGAAACCTACAGCCATCCATAGGGTGAGTGCGTCCATTATTATTTCTCCTCTGCTTGCCGCTTTTACCACGGCGCTCACATACTAAGACAGGGCTCAACGTTGCCCTGCTCGGAACATTATTGTTCCACATTATTTATAATGTAACATAGGATTGTGTTGTTGTCAATAGATTAAAGTTTTGTTACAATAACCAATTCCATACTCCACGTATGGCAAGTAACAAATACATTAGTTCCATTAGTGCTCTGGGAATGTCTTTGTCTTTGATGCCCATCCAAATCCAAATACTACAACTTGCTAGAGCCACTGACCAACCTAACCACTGAACGCTTGGATCACCACCACTCAAAGTAAAAGCACTGACCATGGCTAGAATAAATCCTAACCATCGCCAGCCGTCTATCTTTGAATAGTATCTTATTTTCATCTCTGTTGTCTAGCTTTCAATTCAGCACGTTTCTTTTCAGTAGCTATTGCTTGTCTTACTTTTCTACCCCAAGGTAGTTTTATTCTGTCTACTACCTCTTTGCCTTTTTTACTTATGTACTCTACTCCAATGAACATATCTTTGAAATCACTCTGTACAGCCTTGACTGCTCTTGATAAACTTAATTGTTCTGTGTCTTTTTCATCGCCCTTCTCGTTCCAAAAGTGGAACTTTCTCATTTTAGCCATAGGCCTCCTTTAGTTGTTCTTTAGTTTATATACTATTTCATATAATTTGTCAACCTATTTTAAGTGCCAACCTTTGATTGGCGGACTCATGCAAAAATAGCATGACAGCCTTTACCAAAATAACCGTTGATTTCTGCTCATTTAGCTGTTAAATTAAGTCATACTTTTATAAATAAGAGTGAATAGGACAGTGATGCTGTACTATTCGACACACATAGACACATTGGATAGACAATGCGGATTATCCATCCGTTACAAGTGATTGACGAGCACCAAAGGTGCTTGCACCGCCGGGGAAGTTCCGGGGTATTGCTTTCCTCAAGCATCCAAAACTTAACTAGGAGAAAGAAAATGACTGTAAAGTTATTCGATGGCCTTGTGAGTTTACTTGGAAACCCACTTCCAACTAGGAAGTTCGAAAAAGAGATGCTCACTTACGCTAAAACAGAGTACAAAGACGACTGGCAATTTGCCTACCACTATATGATGAACCACAATGGTCGTGGTCCTAAGATGGGGGTATACAACTAATGACACAAGCAATTTTAACTGCATCAAGTTGGATCCAAGAAGCAATTTATGGCTTCGCAGATCTAATGAAGTCTTGGAAAATTAACAGAGCCCGCAAGGCTATGATAAAACGCACACGCAGAGAGTTATCCCAACTGTCTGATCATGAACTACGTGACCTAGGAATAGGTCGTAGCGATATTACAAGTATTGCAAACGGAACGTTTCATGATGATAGAATTACTAAAGCAAAAACTAACAGCAATTTAAAAGGATGGGTATAATGACTGTAGCAACAATGACACACACAACATGGAACTACACATGTAAAATTTGTAGTGTAATAAGAAAAGCATTGGCGGTTGCCTTTGTTGGAATAATTGCATTTGGTGAAAGTGCAGGAAGAGCAAGAGCCGCAAACGAACTTGCACGCCAAGGGTATTATGACGAAGCCAAAGCATTAATGACCCAACCGAAGGACTATAGATAATGTGGAAACGTTTTATAAAAGCAATGGAATACAGAAGTTACTGTATGGCAATTAGAGAACTTAGGTTTCACGGCTACAACAAAAAAGCTGATGAGATTACTGAGTTCAAGAACAATACATACGGGAGTTTTTAATGTGGCCTTATACAGATGAAGAAGCAGATTTTTTAAACGGTAGAAGCAAGTGAAAGTTACTCATAATCCTTTAATGAAACTTATAGTTCTACTTAGAATGCACTATGCAGACCTTAGAGGACACCACGGTAAGAGATGGAACTATGAACCATCCAATTATTACCTAGGTATGAGAAAAAGCAAACGATGGCAAAACCGAACGAAAATTTCAAATTAAATGTTAGAGATTTAGAGCTGATTGAGTCAGCTCTATTTCTACTCCAAACAAATGCAGATGATGCAGGCAAGCGTGAGATACAAAACTTACGTGCAAAACTATATCATCAGAAAGTTTGGTACAGACCAAAAAAAGATTACGTTAGCGGTTGACAAACGCTAAATACTCTGTTACATTAGTAACACTACACACATACACACAAGGAGAAATATTATGAGCGTAGATACAAAATACGGCGAAGCCATCTTTAAGCAGACTCAGGAAGTTGCTGAAATGTTTAAAGCCGCAATGCCAAAAATCACAACAAATAAAAATGGATATGAAATCCGTACAAAGGTTCTAGAAATGGCCAAAGATAATGTATGGAGCGACTATCATGCAAAATTTGCAGGATGGGAACAGACTGTAACACGTGATCCTCAAACAGGTGAAGTGGTTACAACCGTTACAATGCCAGAGGTTCCTGGTGCAGAACATGTGCTAGAAGCAGCTGAGAAGTTTTATGAGTTTGTTAACGGTAAGCCGAGCAATAAATAAAACTATAAAAAACAATGTATACCTGGGCATAGCCCATCAACAAATAGTAAAGTAAGTAAAGCCCCTAGTTATTAATTTAGCTAGGGGTTAATCTTTTATTATGTCCAAGGTCTACTAGCTTGTAGTTGTTGAGTGTTCTCATCATCGTCTGGATTATAGTCATCTGCTTCATAAGGGTTTGGCAGTCTGTTCTTATTGAACGTACTCTTTGCTCGGTAGTAAACAGCATTAGTATCTTCAGCGGCAAGTCCTTCGCGTTTAGCTTGTGCAATAAGACCTTTTTGTTCTTGACGTGCTTCTTTGTTGCCAGTTTTTAACGGAATACATATAACTACATCACCTGCGGCAAGTCCTGCGGCAGTTAATGTCTTTGAGCCATCACTGGTTTGATTAATTGCAGGGTCTTTTTCAGCAACAATTTCACCGTACATTCCTGTTGTAATAGGAGCACCTTCTATTGCTTGTACTAGAGCTGTAAGTCCGTTCATTGTAGTTGAACCGTAAGTTACAGTTACATCAAACTGTACACCTGTTAAACCTTTGCATTTAATTGTTGCCATTAATGTTCTCCTTACAGTATTTAGCTAAGTAATAGTATGAACAAACTTTTTAAATATCTTAGAGAATGGGCCAAAGACTTCAATGCTGTTCAGAAAGAACTGAACGAGATGGGGTTATTCACAGTCTACCATCATTTTGGTGCTACCATCAATTACGTAGATTCAACAATAACTACGCACA